AAAAATATTAATTGCAATTGAAGAAAAATACGGCAAGGAAAGCCTTTACCACGATGCAATCAATCTTTTAAAGAAAATCGCGCAACGCTTGGAGAAGGAAACAAAATGAACACAATCACACAACAAGAGTTTGATAATCTTCCTGTGGTGGATGGGATTACGCTTTGCCCAGCCCTTACTGATTATTCAAATATAGAAAGCTTTGGCGAGTGGTGCAGCTTTGGCGAGTGGTGCAACTTTGGCAAGGGATGCAGCTTTGGCGAGGGATGCAACTTTGGCGAGTGGTGCAGCTTTGGCGAGGCATGCAACTTTGGCGAGCGGTGCAGCTTTGGCGAGCGGTGCAGCTTTGGCGAGTGGTGCAGCTTTGGCAAGGAATGCAGCTTTGGCGAGCAGTGCAGCTTTGGCAAGCGGTACAGATTTGGCAAGGGATGCAGCTTTGGCGAGGGATGCAACTTTGGCGAGTGGTGCAGCTTTGGCGAGGGGTGCAGCTTTGGCGGATTTAAATTTAAGAATAACAGAATAATTCAATGCCATTCAATTGGATATTCTGGCGGTATATCCTGTTGGCATGGTGAAGATGATGTTTATCGTTTTCAGATTGGGTGCAGATTTGGCGATGAAGAAAAAATATTAATTGCAATTGAAGAAAAATACGGCAAGGAAAGCCTTTACCACGATGCAATCAATCTTTTAAAGAAAATCGCGCAACGCTTGGAGAAGGAGAAACGGGAATGATTGCTACTGAGTTTAACTATTACATTGTAAACCATACACCATCGCAGATTTTATCCGCTGAAAATATAAAGGTAATAGTTAGCGCGGACGGACGTATTTACAGGCAACGTTATGAGCCCTCAAAATGGGGTGTAACATCGGGCATTCTATATGCAGATAAGGAAATCCCATGACCGACCCAATCTCATCCGCCATGTATCAAGAGTTGAACAAAGAAATCGCTCGGCAGCATGATACGATAAAGCGCCTTGAGGATGACAACAAGGCTTTGCGTGGCGGGTTTATTTTGCCTGAGAATTGGTTTTTATCGCGGCTTGTTCACCAAGCAGCCGATCTTTATTTGTGCATTGTTGTGGAAGCAAAAGACCTTGGCGGTAGATGCGTTGAAGAAAGCGGAACAACCCCATTGGACGCTATGCAGAACGCCGCGATTAAAGCATGGGAGGCTACGAAATGACACTGCACGAATACACCAAAGCTAAAAAACAGCAGCTTGCGGCATTTGAAAAAACGTGGGTTGTGCAGCAATCGGTATATCCTGAAACGTACCCTGAGCAAATGGGATTTGCTGAATGGGATGAACAACTAGCAGTATTAAGCGAGGTGTAACCATGCCAATAATCACAGTAACGATCAACACGGACACGCATAGGGTTATGCCAATTGAGCCATTATTTTCTGATACGGATGCAGAAAATATAGACAGCATTAGATTTAATGTCGAAGTGACACTAGATAAACTTTACGCAGAAATGCTTCGATGCTTGCAACCATACACAGGCACACTCGATGAACTAACCACAGAAACAGAACGATTGGATTTGTATGATGTTTGAAAAGAAAACACACAGAGAAATGCTGGTGCATGTTATGGGTATTTTGTTTATTTGTCTTTTGTTCTTTTGTTTTTTTGGAACGAACGGCTTGCTACTCACCATGGCATCATATGGCATTACAATAATATTGCTATTCACAACGAAGATTATTGTTGATTGGATTCACAGGGGGAAGTCGTGAACATGCTACATAAAATACTATGCTTCTTCGGCTGGCACGATTGGGAATACGGCGAAGGCATAATATGTAACGCACGTACCTGTGCAGCGTGTGGGCTTTATGAACCGTTAAGGAAAGATTAAAGATGACCAACGATAAACCAACAACAGCAGATCAGCACAATGCGCTTAATCACGTGATGGGGAATACGACTGGCTGGGAAAACGCACGTATAGTGGAAATCGACCCACGCGATGATAAACTAAACTGGTATTGCGGACAGCATGAAATACTAACCGTGAAGTTGATGGAGCGCGATGAAGTAATACGGGTTACGCGTGAGGCGTTAAATTTTTATGCCGATAAAAATACATACATAGACCTAGATAACTCTTGCTCTGATCCAGATTGCTGCACGCCATTTCCATATTATAAATATGAGCATGAAGATAATTGTGGTGATAAGGCACGTGCCGCCATCGCGCTTGCTGATAAAATCATGGAAGGGAAGTGATGATGGGCTAATAATGGCTAATAATCCATAGTGCCAAACGTAATAGTAGGCATTTTACAAGCTTCTCACAGCCACAAGTTTTTGACCATTTTCGTGACCTCACGAAATTGGTTTTAGGGTTTCGCCATAGCTGCTCCCTAGCAGCGTGTATCTCCCGTGAGATAGATACGTGGCGGAAATGGGGGACTGTGTATGGTCTAGCATACACCTGCCACGATTTCACTTAGGCAGCGAGGTTGAAGCACCGGAAGGTGTGTTTAGCCAAGTGCGGGGGAGGGGACGTTACTGCTATACGCCTTCCACCTAGTCAAGCGGGGGACTTGCCAAACCAAAACCTGTGCCTACTGGTGCTTGACGGTGGGTACAGGGGCTATATTTTAATTGGTGATTGTGCGAATACCACGAATGAGCACGATGGTAAGTGTTGTTTTTGTAGCTTCTTACAACATAAATCATTGTACATCACCATGTGCGCGGGAACTGCGATAGTGCCATCTTTTTATAGGAGCGAACATGACTCTTGAAGAGGCAGATAACCACATGTGGTCAACCGAACGTATAAAACTACTTATCGAAATGCACAGCAAAGAAGTGCCGCTGAAGACAATCGGCAAGCATTTTGGTAAATCGCGCAATGCCATAGCTGGAATGTTGTTTCGGTTGCGGCAGGATGGTTCATTACCAAAATCAAACAAATGCGGATACATAAAAATACTTTGGAAAGACAAAGTCGATACAATCTTCAAAATGATTGAGGATGGTTACACGCTGAGAGAGATAGCAACCGCGTTCGATACAACCAAAAATGCCATAGTTGGTATGATGCACAGACTGAAAGAGAAAGGTGTTGAAATGCCAAAATGCACAAAGAAACGACTCGATACAACCAATAAGCAAAATCATAGCGTGTGGAAGGATAACGTCGGTCTAGACTGGAAGCCGCTACATGTGCCAGAAACGCCAAAGGACATTGATGCAATGCTACGGGCTGGGTTAATGCGGAATGAGATTAAGACGAGGTATGTGGAGAAAAACAGCGGCCATGCGCAAACATGAGCCGCTGCCAATCAACTCCCCATCGTGCGAATGGGGTAACGGACATCTGGCTTAGCAGAGCCGCAATCAGCTCCCTTTCGGGCAGAAAGACATCCTATTTCTAGGGGTCTCAAACATCGGCCAAAAGATCGGCCAAATTAGTTAACGACCCACCGGTTTGAGGATAACCTTGCGGTCATAGCCTTGGCGGGTTCTATTGGTAAGCATATTATCCTAAAACACCGCTTTAATGCAATTATAGTTTACAAAAACAACCCGCCGAACAAGATCGCGCCTAAACATAATTCCCCTACGCTGGTATATCCATTTATAAAATTAGGGCGTTCCATGTCCTCAACTGGCCATCCGTATTTTGCTCCCCATTTCGCCCACACTGCTCTTGCCGCAAGGTAACACCACGGAATAAGTAAGCCTATCGGCGCGTAATACAAACCCGAAATATCGCCTCCTATAAAATACCAGCATATCCCAATGGGGAAGGTCACGTCAAAATAACGCTGTGAAAGCATGTGGACTTGCTCTGCGTTTTCAACCCCCATTCCAAGGGCATGAAATGGCATGAAAATAAGCCCATAGCCAAGCCAAACCCCCATGCCTAACGCAAGCCAACTTATAGAGCCTGTCGCCATGCAGCACGCTGCTATGCCCAAAGCGAAGGACAAAAATATCTTGGTGAACTTTTTATAAATGGAAGGGTGTGGGAACTCAATCCATCCCCCGTGATAGCGGCGGTATAGTGCGCCTATGATTGCCCATAACATAATCATCGTTCCCCACTGCGCAACTGATTAATAATGCTTTGCAACCCAATCAATCGGATACGGTATTCGTCACCCTGCCCCGCGAGGTCAAATAAGGCTTCAGGATCAACTCCAGTTTGTCGAGCTGGCTTTGCTTGTCCGGTGGGATTAGAAGCTCCTGCGGGATTGCTGGCAACTGGCACGGGGCATTTATTGGCTGTCCGGCGCAGCTTGGCAAGGTGAGTATTAAGCCGAGCAAGATTCCCCTGATATTCATAGCTGACATCCTCCGTTATTTTCTTGTTCTTTTCGCATGTCTCGCGGTATTGGGCTAGTTCCGCTATCGTTATTTTCATGCTTTCAATGGCATGACCGCGCTCGTTACTTACCCATGACTGCCACGCCAGGGCAGTGACAAGCCCAACGATTATTGCAATTTTCCAGTTAGCGAGTAGAAGCGACAGCATCGGTTATCTCAGGGTTATTAATCGTGAGCCACACATTATCCCCGTCATCAAGGGCTTCTTGTATCTTAGCATAAAGTGGCACAAAAGCATCCTTTGAATTTAAAATGCTGCGTTTGTCCGTTGCAACCTTATTGCCAACCAGAATACAGCCTTCGGTATTGGCTGCCACGTTGCCCGTATGAATACGCACACCTGTGAAACCTTTGACGTTTAAAATGATAGGTAGTGGTTTGCCAAAGCGAACACTTTGGGTTATTTCAACTGGATAATCACCTTCGGGAATGGCTGTTTCGCCTTTAATCTTCCATTGCTCAACAGGCACGCCCTGCACTTCACGAATAACATCTTCCAACGTGTAACACTGAAACTCGCCTTCCACATATAAACTGCCGATAGTGCAACCATTTTGCGATGGTTCACGCATAAGAAGAATCTTCATGTCACGCCACCTTTTTGAGTTTCACGGGGTGGTGATAGGTCATCACCTCACCCGCCTTTTTCACGTTGCCGTTGGTTTTAATGAGAATAATTGATAGCCCAATTTGTGATAAGGCGATTAGGAATGATCCTTCCAAACCGCCATTTAAACCCTTAATAACGTAATAGATTTGACCGCCTACAATCATGAACGCGGCGAGACTGTATAATCTTGAGAACGATGTCGGGCATTTGCGCTTATAAAAAAACGCCAACATAGCAAAATTAATGGCGGCAGATATGCAAATAACAGTGTTTAGAAATTCGTGATATGCGGATTCGAGTGTCATTTTCCTTCACCTTTTCCCATAATTTTAAGAACGAGATCAACCAAACTTGCGGGGTTTTTCGCAAAGTTAATCATGGTATCAGCAAGTGGAATAACCGTCACTGCGACAAAAAAACCAATACCTCCAGACATACCAGCACCAAGACTAAAATAATTCACAAGTGCGTTTGTGGTAAGTGCGGAGGCGGCAAAACCGATAGCACAAAATACAAGGCGTTTCCAAAGTGGTATATTGCTATTTTGCAGCATAAAAAACACCGAGCCAATGGCTGCGCCTATCTGAATGTCTTCGGGAATTGGTGTCATAGATTAACCCTTCTTTAAGCGTTTAGGAATTAAACCACAAAAGCTGCCTTATTTCAACGTGTATTCCCTAAACTTCTTCGGCACTTTAAAGTCCGTTCGATCTAGCATGGCTTGCATGATTATAAACCGATTCCGCGCCCGATAGTACGTCCGTGTCCTGTGGCAGTTTGAGCAAACCAGATCGCATTTTCTTAACTCTTTGAGTATTTCTTTCAGCGTTTTGCTTTTACTCTTACCAATCCCAAACTTCTTCTTTCCCCGATCAGGCACATGGCTAAATCTCCGATCTAAACGCATTGATAATTTGCAAGTGATGCCTATCCGCACCCTTGAAGATTGCCACCGTATGCAAGCCTTCCTCGGTTGCGATAAAGCCAAACTCGATTTTAAACTCATCGCCAATACGTACGTTAATGTCATCAGGTACGTTCGCCATGATTTAATCTCCTGTATATCCAGCAAGGTCAAGTTTATCGGCGGCGATAAAACCGGCTTCATTTGTTGTCCGCCATGTAGAGTATTCTTCATAGGTCTGCATCGCTTCATAAAGATTTGAATAATGCTCTCTACGCTCTAGTCCTACTAACTTGCCATCAACATCCTTGAGCTCATATGCGATAGATATTCTATGTTTATAACCAGCACCACCTTCGTTGGATGTAAAGGCAATGTTTGGTAAAAACTCGATTGTTTGAACATAAGCATATTCGATTGTTGTGATGATTTGTTTAGTCATAGTTTACTCCTTAATGAGCTACCCAGTTTGTTCCATTATAAAACACAGGACAAACCACTGCCCCGCCTCCTACAACAGCAGTTAGATATGTTGGTGCAAGAGCATCGGTTACATACGCCATGTCACCCTGTGTTCCTGCTGGCAGAGTTGCAACCGTATAGTTTTTTAATCTAACAGTTGAATTGTTTATAACCCTGTCGCTAAACGTAAACCCAGCACCACTTCCAACTGCATCAAACGTAACACCGCCAGTTGAACCTACCGTGGTTGAATAATAATTTGAAGCATTATACCCTACACGAAGCTGTTCAGTTGTTGCTATTGCGTGAATACGTGCCGAAGGCGTTGTACCCGCCCCAAAACCTACATTACCTACGGAGGTTATGATAAGCGAGCTGGATGGCGCAGCATTAGACATTTGAAATGGAGTAGCAGATACTGCCGTAGCCGCATCATTTAATCTTTGGATCGCAAAAGTGCCATTTGTTGTATCAATAACATTATTGGTTGAATTGCCAAATCGCATATACTTATAACCAGCGGCGTTATTAGTAGCCTGAACACCAATCCACGCTTCAAATTTTCCGGCAAAGCTCATATACGCGCCAGCTTGAGCACCAGAAGACGCCCCCACAGATACGGATAAGAGAGCACCCCCAGAATAAACGCCGCTGCCGATATTTCCCTCAAAAGTCATAAAACCTTTTGTGGAATCAGCAACATGAAGGACTTTAGAGGGTGATGCCGTCCCAATCCCCAACCGATTATTTGTATCATCCCAAAATAAATTGGCATTATCTTGGGCGATTGTTGAACCATTTGAGAATAGCAATGAGCCACTAGTCAATGCGGGTAAGTTGAACTTCCCATTAAACGTTGTCCAATCCGCAGCGGTTAAAAAACCCTTTGTGCCTGCGCTCGCTGCTTGTCCGTTCGTGTAATCAATCGATATAACACCGGATGCTGAATTAAAATCCGAAGCATTAAATGTCGCCGCGCCCTTGGTTGTGCCATCCGCCGCCGCATCCGCAATTGACAGCGTACGATTCGCTGATAAATCCCCGCCACCAGATAAAGGCGCGGTGGTTGATAGTGTACGGGATGATTGAACATACCCCGCATCATTCACAAACAAACTTACATTTTGTCCAGTCAACGCTGTAACCGCGCGCGCATTGGTGAAATACAAATTAGTAATTTCCGTTACCTGCGCGGTGGTGTAATCCCCAGTTTGCGCCGTGACCGCGCCTGTGCGCCCGAATACGGACGTGACACCACCTTCAACATCTTCCCATTCCGTATCATAATCAGCGTTAGTTTTTTTGGTAAGAACCTGTCCGGTTGTGCCTCCCGTTGGCACTCCTATGCCTGTATCTCCTTGCTCTCCCTGTGCTCCAACCGCGCCCGTATCACCCTTTGGACCTTGTGCGCCCAATTCAGTTATAGTGATGGGTGTCGGATCAACTGTCTCAACGATCTCACTGACAACTTCACCGGTGACTACAAGGTTCTCTTCAACAACTGTAACATGTGTATCATCGTTCGCCTCTAGAAGCGATATTACTTCCGGTGCCTGTTCTACGATTTCAATTGTGTCATCCATCTAACTCTTCATCCGTAGGTCGTTCTAATGTTGGATGTTCCCATTTGCGGATACTCTCCACCCCATCTTCACATATGAGATTGATCGTCCCGTTCATAGGGTCAAAATCTGCGATTGTTAAGCTTGGATAAATAGCTTTTATCTTTTCGTATAAAGTCATTAACGTACCCTCCTTGCATAAATGCCACCGTAAAAGGGACTGGTTGCATTTGCGTTGTGGTAGACACAAGCATAAACCGTGGTTGTGGATGCAATTGAAACACGCTTTAAAGGCAATGGAATACTTAAAATAGTGCTACCATCTCCCGTAAATGAGCCAATCCATGAAGCGAATCCAGCAACGTCGGCATTTGTGGTGGCTGAAACAGTGCTCGAACTTGCGTAGAATAAACTCATTACTTTAGTGTTTGGAACGATAACTCTAACCTCACCAAACACATCCCAATCTCCAGCCTCCAAAGACAGAGATGTCAGATTTGTTGCTGTTGCAGTTGCTATATTAACCGCCGAACCAGATGTTAAGAAACTAGATTTGTACTCACCAACCGAACCGGCCTGTGCGCTGTCATTTGTGGTCGTACCTTTAATGCCTAAAGTTGAATTAGGAGCAAACCTTGTTACACAGAGGATGTCTCGACCAGAAGACGGGTTAAGGGTTAAATCACCATCATTTGTACCTTGAATCGAAGCGCGTTGAGTAGTTTGTGCATAATCCGTAAATTGTAAAATTGCATCGGTAGTTCCGCTTGAAGGTTGTGTGACTCGTACTCCGAAACCGTTCACTGCTACCGTGTTCGCCCGAATACCGAGGTTAGCATTAAGATAATTCTGCAATGTCATATCACCAGAAGCATCAATGCGGACTCGCTCTACACCATTCGTTGCAATACCGAGAATGTTTGTACCGATACGATATAACCCTGTGTCCTTATCGGAATCGAACGTCATAGACGGGGTAGCTGCGCTTCCGTCACCGAAATAAGGCGTGAAAATATGCGTGCTGGTATTTATTTCACCGATCTTTACATCTGATGAACCGTCATAATAATTCACAACCCAAGGATTAGTAGTTGTATTTATCCAATGCGTCCCCGCAAGCACATAAGTTGGTCTCGATGAACCACTATTGTTCGTCAAGATATTTTGTTTTTGATTTGTCAACAGCGTATCGAGGAGAACAGTACCATTCGGATCGGCTGAAAAATCTACACTATTCTGGGACATTAGATGGCCTTTCCGAAACCAGTTATGGTATAATCTGTCGTTCTTTCCACATAAGCCGCTGCCGTTTGATTATAAACCTTCACCGTGCAGCCGCTTGCAGTCTTTGAAACGTACTCAAGTCTATCATCAACAGCACCGTCTTGCAAGGTGAACAAAACCACCGGTTCTTCTTTAAAAGGTGAGGAATATGTAATAGTTAAACCAGTGGAAGGAATCGTTACATCTACACCTTTTTCTTGTCGTTCAGGCATGTCGATCTTGACCTGAGCCATTACAACCCTTGGGCTTATGCTCTCATCGTTCGATGCAAGTTTCAACCTTAATTTGACATATCTCCACCTGTAGGAAGCGTTTTCCATCTCTTCCCAGTCAGTGTAGGTGATATTATCTTCACTAGTGCTGATTTGAAGCGTCACAAACCATGCGTTCTGATCGATACCTCTGAGTGATGACACAGAACGAACCGATGTCAGCGAACGAATGTTTGGACCACCTGTGCCTCTGAAAGAAGCGACCGATCTGATACTCGCTATGTCGCGCACTCTCAAATAAAATGACCCATACATTTCCAATTTTGCGGACATAATTGAATCATAAACATCACCGAGATCATAAGGTGAAGGTGTGAAATAATAATACCCAATTTCCGTAGGATCGATTAAATAAAGCTGATCGTTTATCACATGACAATTAACCTTAGTTCCCGACCATGTTGGTTCTTGGATAAGTGTCGTGACAAGGTTGTTCTCAACGCCGGAGTTGAAATTGACAATCGTTGTTGCTGAAGCACTCTCATTACCCAAAATATCCACAGCATATATCAGATAAGTACCGACCTGTATGGGTAGAGCAATGGAATTACCTTTGATGTCAGAACGCACGATTTGCGAATTATAGCGCGTGGCTCCACTGGTCAGAGATGAGTGTCTGATCACGTAATGCGATAGGTCAACGTCACTCACACCTGTCCAATTAAAATAGCCTGTAGCACCAATGATCGAAACCTTGAACGTAGATACATCATCAGGTATTGAACTCGCTCCCAGAAATTTCACGTTATTCAGACGTAAAGGCTGGGACAAAAGCATCTGCCCTGTTTGACGCTGATAACGGATTTCAAAATTATAGAACTTACCATCTTCGAGGTTAGTTAATACTACCCGATCAGCGTCGCGGATTAGAGTGTCAGGTCGAGACCACAGTGTATCACCAACTCTTTGATATTTTATAATCGGCTGAACCGTTGCTTCATTCGTATTGGTGAGATTTATGATCATGCGTGACGTGTAAGAACCATCGCTATTCTTACTCATGACAGTTTCATCTGAAGCTATTTCACCATTTAAAATCGGAGCGTCTGGTGTGTATGCACCAATCTGTTGGATGATGTTGCTTGTGAAATCAGGTATAACTTCTGTATCAGCATTGAACCGAGATGGTGCATAATTAATCGCGTTGATCTGAGCATTATGGTTCGTGTCTAAGGTTATCGATGAAACGACCAAATCCAACTGAGAAGAAAAATCGGTAAACGCACACAAACTATCAAGACCAGGTGCGCTGGCTATCAAAACAGGTGTGACAAAGGTGAACGTGTTTCTTTCACCAGGCACATTGACAATCTCGTACCATAGACATCCTGAACCGTCTGCGTGTCGTATGCGCGCGCCGAAGTTGGTCACTGTCGGGATGGTCAACGTTTCATCGATGGTGAATGATGTAACGTGTGTACCATTATCCGTCAGCGCAGTGATGCGACCTTGACCTACGCCGACTAACACGACATCGTTCACGAGCTGAATACGATCCCCTCTGTTGAACGCTAGGTTCTCAAAGTCCATGTTAAAGGTGTGCACTTCTGGTTGCAATTTCAGAGTGGCTAAATATCTACGAGCGTAATAGTAAGCCAAAGAAGCACTTGTGCAATTACTCAATTCTATGCGTTCAAAATCTGTTGCATTACTCTCATTGTACCCGTCTTGATAAACTATCCTTTCGTCTATCTGATAACCCTTATCAGGATTACGGAACTCAACACGAAAAGCATGTGGTAATTCTGGATAGGTGATTATTCCTTTATATCCCCAACTATTGCGCGGTGTTACAAGACCCTTAACCGTGTCTCGTTCGTTATCGACGATCACACTGTAAACACCATCCACGTAATGTTTAGTGGCCATACCCGCAGCACAAATGTCATTCAGCACATCGTCAATGCTCGCTTCATAATCTATAACGCGATTGTAAGTGAGACCTTTCTCACGGCAATAATCTGACCACTCTTCCAACTTGGATATGTTTATGCGCGCGTCAGGCAAACGCTTGCTCTCTACAAACGCATCGCACTGTAAAACATATCTGTAAATAGAAGCAGGATCAGAAGAAACACCCTCTACCCAACTATCGGTGTCCACATCGTAAAAAGGTATGATTGTTGAGCATATCACATTGTAATTTTGTATAGACCCGTTGAGCTGATCTGTACCAAGTATACGCATCGCAGTACCAGAGATGTCCTCTTGTGCTACTGGTTGAATATATCTAATACTTTTCAGAGCGGTCAAAGTACATTCATCAATCTGCTTATCAATTACCGAATCCGCAGTAAGACGCTTTATACGCACGTCATATTGAGCTGCTGAGGGAAAGACCATACGCTTAGAAATCCTTAAAGGTTCAGCAGTGCTTGCTGTAATTCTAAACTTGTTAGATGTTATCGTACCTGCCCCAATGGTCAGCGTCATACTTGATACTGACGGTGTAAAATGTGTCAGATCAGCAAAATACTCAGGTACATTGTTGATACGTTCGTCGGTCACTGTAGCACCTGAGTCCGTGACCAAGATTGAAGCAATACGTATGTGACCATAAGGTGTCGGCGGTACAGGATCAGATGGTAAAACAGAGTTAGCCGACGTATAGGATTTAAGAACTACTTCACCGGTATAGTAATTAAGAAACACCACATGGGAGTTTCTATAGAATACGCTGAAGTACCCCTGTCTATGAATCAATACTTGACCAATATATCTTGAAGGTATCGTTACGTTTTTAGATGAATAACTAATCCCTGCTGAACCTGAACTCCAATCGGACGTACCAGTTGGTGCAAATTGAAGTTCAAATTCAACCGATGCTTCAGTTCTGTTACCTGCATCATTGTAGATCGTCAAACCTCTTCCGAAAGTTAAATCCATCTCAGCTTCGTTGCTGTTGGTTTGAGTCGTTCTCAAAATATAACCTTCACTCGCTGCTACGACTGTACTTATACTTTCCTGATATACATCGTTTGAATAAATAGATGTTCCATCGCTAAGATCACCATTCAATTTATCTTCTAAATCTATATCACTATATTCACCTATAGGTGTCTCACCGAACTTTCTGTCTGTTATAACGTGTTTTCCGAACCCATAAGTGAAAAGTTGGCGCACATATTGCAGGTTTGAACTTGTTTCAGTGTAAGGTCTCGCAGCTTGTTTAGGGAACATGCGGTTTGTACCGAGATTAATCGGTATCACACCATAAGGATCGATAGCGTTCGATGCACCTTCGATAAATTGAGTCGTTGATTCTTTGACATCAGAGTTTCTATTCGAAGATGATTGTAGAGGTGTTGAAGCAATCATTGAGACCAATAGAGACCCGACCGCGCCGATAGCTGCTGTAACACCTGCGATCGCTGCTGCTGAACCCGCAAGCGCAGTTCCAGCAAGAAGAATAGGTGCAGCCCAAGCCGCAGCAACCACCACAGCAAGCATTAGGATGATAGCAAGAGGGTTTTTACCTTTACCACCCGCCGGAATTGCTATAATTGAAAAATGTGAATCTAAAGGCGGAATTAATTCTGCCCACAGTTCTCGCTCGACGGTTTTATCATCGATCATCACTTGAACTTTTATATTTTGCGGGAAAAGACTGTCGATAACACGCTCTACAGACATACCCTCATCAACAAGAATTGTCTTGCGATCAAGGTGAAACGGTAGAAGAGATGTCTGAACTTGCCGCATACCTGTAGAACCCTTCTAGCCTTCGTGACCACTGTCTTTCTTCCTTGTAATCGCTGACACAAGTTCCACAGCCGCGCTCACAATGTATCATCAAATTAGGCTTAATTACAACAGCCACATGTGTCGGTAGGTTGAGCATCCTAAACACCGCTAAATCATATTCTTTTTCAAAACCTTGCTCAATTGGCAACCAATCTTGACGGTGCTGTTGGTAATTATCGGCGATTCCCTGACGGTCTAAAACATCGGTGTAAACTTCATCATAAGAGGGTAGGATAATTCCTAATCGCTCCTGATAAATTATCCTAACTAAACCCCAACAGTCCGCACCGACTTTGCTTCTCCCGTGATCTTTGAATTGCACGTGGATGTAATCATTGCTCCACATTAGAAAAGCCCAGGAAACTTTGAAGGTGTAAAACGACCCGATGGAAAAGGTTCTAAACCCCAATAATCCAAAGTGAGCGCACCCTCAACAACCAGAGCATCATACGAGACACTGGACAGTCTAAAATTGTCGAACTCAAGTTCGACCACATCAGTGTCTCTCGATAAAACGACTTGGATTTTAACAGTGATCGACCTTTGCACCGAGCGTGCGTAACTCACGATGCTCCGGTCAACATTCTGAATGGACAGTTTGGCAGACACCGTTCCAGTTTTATCATCTCTCGGAAGGGATATTTTAAACGGGCAATAAATGTACCTATCACCATTGCTGGTTACGCCGTAAATGTTGTCGCCAAGGTCATCAAATTTTTCGTGCGCCACATTGGACAAGAGAATATCTTCCGCCAGTTCATCACTGTAAAGCGTGACCAGCACGATGAAAACATCATCAGTTTCTTGTGCATATACCGAAGATTTAAAATCATCAGTGACATCTGTCATGGTAACAACTCCAATGTCACCTTAACGTTCCAAAGGTTATCCATTGATTCATACGTTGGTGGTTCGTCGGTGAAGCGCGCAGTCATTGTTTCAGTCGTGCGCGGATGCACAAAGTCAAAAATCCCTGTGTCATTGGCAACGTAAAAATCATCAAACGTATCCAACAACGCATCGGTCAGTAACATCTGAATAGTGATGTTCCGAGGAGCCAATGTGGTGCGGCGGCGCACCTTGTCAGGACCCACGTCCATTGAAGAACGCAGTTGACGAGCAGGAGGGGTTTCGTTAAACGCATCGCGGCGTATCACAAGTGTGGATGGCCACGTTGTCATTCTTACCTCGTTATCAGTCTGCGTTGTTGATACGTATTGAGCGCGTGGTTCGTTGCTGTACCCTGTGTACCTAACTTCTCACTCACAATGCGATCAATCATAACATCAATCTCAACACCTTGTGAAGTTTGACGCTGTTCAACCTTCGTTGAACTATCGGAATTATTATACACGTTGACTACAACGTTACCGTTGCCGCTTGCACCGCTGCCAGCATCATTGAGAGCCACGCCCAGCGACCCGTCCGCGCCGCGCTTGAGAGGCATAACAGCCTCAGGACCAGCCTCTCCCATGAGGCCAAATTTGCCTCCGCCGGCGAACCTAAACATTGTGGGGCTGTTATAGATGCCATTGGTGAACGCGCCGCCTTTGGCATATGCACCTGTCAGCCCTTGTGAGAAACTGAAACCGGATGACAAGTCAGCGTTAAAGTTGCCCATATCCGTATAAGATGATCCACTTGATGCGCCGAAGAGATCACCGAAGAACCCACCTGCTACGCTCGATAAACCTCCGTCGCCACCGAATAGAGTTTCTAACCCGCTGTTTATAAGTTTATCGAAGATTTTATTGAGTATGTTGAGTACGGAGTTACCGAACGATTCCCATGCGGATTTACCCGATGAAAGACCGGATATCATGTCGGTGATGAAACTCTTCGATGCGCTCTTTGCGAAATCGACACCTTCACGATAATTATCGTTTGCTACTGACAACTCAGCCATAACTTTTGCTTTGTTGGTCAATGTTTCAATTTCCTGTGGACCAAGCTCGATACCTTTACTGTTTGCTTCGTTGAGCAACTCAGTCTGATATTTATGTTCAGCAGCGGCCTTACCGGACAGACCAATGGCTATCCGTTCGTTTTCCAACGCTGCTATTTTTGAGTTCGTACCTTCAATAAGTTTCTCGTAATGGTCGACTTCGATCTTGGTCGATTCTTTGGTTGTTTTGTTTCTCTTATTTTCTGACTCCCTCAGTTTATCTGATACGGCTTGCATTTCCGCAAGCCTCATGGCACTTGATTTGATTATAGGAAGACGTTCAGCAAGACCGTCAGTGGCTTTTTTTCCGTTTTTAATGTTTTCATCAATTAGTCTGTTGACTTCTTCTTGTTCGATAATATATGCGCGCCTTGCTACTCCATGGAGTTTCATCGCTTCAATTTGATTATAAAGTTCTACCGTCTGTTTGAACAACCTATCAGTTAAATCAGTTGTTTCACCTTTTGAAGCCCTTATATCATCAGCCCAACCACGAACAGCGTCACCTGCTTTATCAAACACCTTATACACATAAGCAAGACCACCTGCTAAAAGCCCTACAGCAGTCGTTAAAGCACCTATTGGCGTAATGACCCATGCAGCAGCCATACGAACAAAGGCAAGAGTGGCCGCACCTGCCGCAACGGTGAGTGAACCGATACCTACAGTCGCAGCGGTTACACCCGAAACCACAGCAGACCAATTCAAGGCTATGAGCGCAGCACCGAGAGCGACTACAAGCGGTGCGAGATACTGTATCGAGTCTGCCAACAATCCAAGAGCATTTGCGCCAACCGTAGGCCAATCGACCATTTGTAAGCCGACTACAGCCAGACCGGTTAGTGCAATGGATAGGATGGACACAGGGTTGATTACCTGCGTGAACGCCGCCGCAAGACCTTGTAGAGGGTTTTTCATCGAGTTCATGATAGCCGCAACCTGTGTACCTTGTTGCATCGCTACGAGCAGTGGGTTCATACCCATCGAAGCCGTCACCGCAATATCTTGGAACTGTGCGGCAATGTTTGACGTGTTAAAACGGTTAGGGAGCTGATCGTTTGCGATACCGCCAACGCCGCGCCGCGTTGTCACCGGCGTAGGTCTGCCAACACCGGCTGCACCGGACAGACCGGTTTCAGATGCGCGCACTGCAAGGTTTGCTTTCTCAAGCGCATGAGCAACAGAGATCGAACGACGCATTATCTCTATTCTTTTTTCATCTTCTCTTGCGGCATTGAGCCTTACTTTAGCTTGCGCAATCTCGGCCTCGGTTGCCGTCTTTGTAGCTTTAGTTTTATTGTATATCTCACGCGCAAGTTGTGTTTCAGCTTTAGCAATAATTGCAGCAGACTTTTCCACAATAACTTTGGCAGCAAGCGAACTTTTTTCTAAACCTTGTGCGGCAAGACGAACTTTATTCAACTCTATAGTTGCTTCCTGAAGTTCCTTAGTTTGTGCACTAAAAATGAGTTCGGCAATCTCAGTCATTATCGTCTACCCTTCTTCGATCTAGCGTTCTCAGCCTGTCTTTTCTGCGCCTCTTCGTTCCTCGATCTTATACTCAGTATTTCTTTATTCGTTTCTTCGCAAAACGCCTGATCCATAGCTACGATAATATCATATTCCCAAGAATAAACAAGGTTCGCAGTAAGTTCTATCCACGCTTTCACTTCGCTCGGTGGGAGCAGATAGCACAGACCTTCACGGGTGCGCGATATGGACTGGTTTAATTCATTGAACCAGTTCCAAATATATTTTCCAGACTCAGGGATTTTAAACTCAGGGCTATATTCACCGACCCGTTCGTTTCTCTCACGACGGGTCTCACCGCGATCATCAGGTATGTCGTACCGTGTGAAAACACGGACAGCTTCAACAAGAGATGTTTTGAGTGTTAAAAAAAAGCCTTTTCATCTACAACCTCTTTCTCAATCTGAGAGGCGACGAAAGGAATCTTCTTGAGAACCGTATAGACGTTCTTCTGATTGAACGCTGGTTGCTTATCACCATCGAGAGTGAGGTCATTGCTCCACTCCCAGCCGGTCATTGCAGCGAACATCATAGCGAGATTGTTTTCTTCAATCTCTTCCGCATTGAAGTGCTTGTTGCGCGCTTCTAAACGCAACTTTTCATCCAAAAATTTGCGACGAACCTTTTTGACTTTTTCATCATCAAAAGAAACGAGGTACACCTTAAGACCAATGGGTTCATCAGTCTTAGGGTGCATTATCTCGATGACACGTTCGTTAGCTTTTATTTCTAGGATTTCCATTAAGCGACTGCCGATGTTGGAGATGTGGTTGCACTTGCGTTACCGGAAGCGTTGCTTGCCGTTACGCGCAGAGTGATGCGTTTGCCGCTCTGAGCAGCCAGAAGCACGTAAGTGCCGGAGGTCGCGCCAGAGATTGCGATGTTGTTTGCGTACCATTGGTAAGCGTAAGTGATTGTTGCGTCGCCAGCCCATGTACCGTTTGCGCCGGTGAGCGTTTGACCGACCGTAGCCGTACCACTGATCGTTGGAACAGCGGTAACGTATGGTGCAGTACCAGCAGAACTTGGAGCTACTACAATTTCTTCTTGTTGAAATGCCAACATGAAGATTTCAAGATCAAAGTCTTCATTACCGCCGCCTGGACGCTTTGGGCCAACTACAAGGCCGCGATTGTAAATCACGGTGCCAGTTGCACCGGATACACCGTCAGCGCGCACTTCTTTGAAAGCATAATTACTATTATGTCCAACAGCAGCAGCAGTGCGGAGAAGGATTTGACCTGCATCGGTAGCCGAACGTGCAACTTCAAGCTCAGGTGAACCTGCGTCAGTCATACCCTTAGCTTTTTGAATTACATTAGTGTCCCAAGTATTGTAATTCACGATGTTGGTGTTTTTACCAATTTCACCGCGACGACCAATACCCGTAATTTCTACCCACGTCAGGGCTTCATATCCGGTTTGGTCAAGTTCACTGTTTTGCGCTGTAGCGCAGATATAAATTTTTGATGCTGCGTTTGTATTCGCCATGATGAGAAGCCCTTTTTCAAAAGTTAAATCGAGGTCATCCGACCGGCGCGCTTCTTCTCATCCAAGAATTAGCAGACTACATAGTATTTAAATCACATCTCATTGTCAAGTCAGTTTGGTGATCTCTGGGCTGATCGTGATCTCACCCTCGATTAAACTCTTAACATAAGACCCGCTAATCAATTTGAGTTCATAACGATACTTCCCGTTCAAATCATCCGTGTTGGTCGCGGGGATGCTCAGAGTCACAGTGCCAGCCGTACCACCAAGAGTAATCCGACCGTTCTCAGTCGTTAGAGCAAACTCTTCCGTTTCGTCAGTGTATTTACGCTTAAGGTGCATTTTAGCGGTATAACCGGTCAGGTCATTCGGTGTCGTACCGTCTGATTGATACCAAGTTATAACCCTTGTAAAAGTCGCGCCTTGTTTAATGGTCATATCATAATCGGACATTCTAACCTCCTGAGAAATAGGAATAACGTATGGAAAGCGGTATCAGTATATCAGGTGGTGATTCAAGGACTTCTCTCAAATTAGGATGATCGGTGATTTTTACCAGCACATTGTTACCGGTGTTGGCGAACTTAGAACCCTTGGTGAAACCCGCAGCAATCGTCTTCGCTACTTCCATCGCCGGATAAATACCTTCATTATTCATTGGCCAATGCAATATCAAACGCAGAATGCCCCTGTATGTTTTACCTTCTGACCAAAATTCACCCTCGATATTGTTCGGAATGAACACAATCTCTAACCATTTCCCCGCGCTCGGGGGATCAAAGGTCCTACCGATATACTTGACCGGAATAGTCAGGTTCAGAGCAAGAACCGCTTTTTGCAAAGCTTCAATGATATAGCGTTCATGATCTATCATTTTTTGAACTCCTGCACTGCGGATTTGACGTGTTGCGGAAAGTTCTGAACCGCTATGTCAAAGAAACCGCTACGAAGATTTTCATATTTAGCATATTTAGCTGTCCAACCCCAGAAAAAAACATCTCCCAATTTCATACGAGCTAGTGTCGCCTCTAGGAAGCTGCCATAATTGTCTGAATTATATTCCGCCAAGACACCTGCTTCACCAGGTCGTCTCTTGCGACCCCTACCTTGGCCTCTGGGTATGTCATTCAACATTGCCGCGCCTGAACGCCTGAGAAACCCAGTATCAACCGTTACAAAATCCTGAGCGTCTCGCACTGTCTTCTTTATCGACGTGCGCACCACCGCCAAGAGTTTATCCTCGGTATCTATGATGAACTTATCCACCTTTTCAGAAAAGTTAGCCATTTGCAGCCTCCTTTGCCTGATCAATCCATCGCACGTTGTAATCCGCTCTACAGCGGCAAGCCACAACCTCAGCCGCGGGTGCGCCAAGCGAGGTGTCGCCAGGAAAGTTCAGGCGCGCGCCAGATGGAGATACAAACGGTTCATCAATACCGATAGGCTTACTGTATTTGTATTTTTCACCCATCACACGGTGCGTAGTGCGCGTTCGACCGTCACTCGTGTCCTGCCAAGACTTCTCCACAAATTTATGCTTGATAATACCTTCTTTTATGGCTTGTTGGATTGAGTCCCACTCTGCGCGCCCGAATGCCTGAGCGGTCTCAGTACGCGCAATCATTTCACCGCGATAACGCAAAGCCTTCGTTTTATAAGCTGTAACGAGCTTCTCTATCTCTTCGGGTTTAAGTTTGATCCCAGTGTCAATGGACTTTTTGACCAATTTATCAAACCTTTTATCACGAAGCTCATATTCAAAATACTTCTTTTGACCTTGTTCAAGAGACCTTCTGATGTTATCGACCGCCTTCGTCTGTCTTTCGGTGAGACCAATCACGCCGCCTTCACGCTGCTTGGTGGACGGGTTGATGCGCCCCACAATGTCCAAAGCCACGGTACGCGGGTTCTCACCCCGAATCACACCTGATTCGAGGGTCGCTCGAACGTTTTCGCGCACTTCATCACTGATTCGGGTTATTAAAAGCGATGAAGCGGTACGGATATTCTGTTCAACCTCTGGATTTCGCATATCAAAGGTAAATACGACCGGTCCGATCGGGCTTTGGATCACCTTCGGCCAGCTTTCGACAGTGGTCTCAGCGGCTTTTTGGTAAGCGTTTTCAATACCGTCGAGAATAGGACCCAATGTCGCGGGGGTGAAGCCGGACGCTCTGAGCAAAGCATCCACATCGTTATCCACAATCGCTTTGACCATCTCATTAAGCATGGCGCGGTCAACAATTCCTTGCATTACCTCAAGAAAAATCTCTTGCACCTGTGGATATGTCAGTTGATAAAGTTTATCGATGTTCATTTATCCCCCTTTGCGGACGATGAACTTCCATGCGACTTTTGTGCCCATTGCAGGAACTGAAATGTCCCTGATTATCTTATATCTTGTTCCATCAAGCTCAATGAAATCTTTTTCACTCGGTGTGACACCATCAAGCACTGAAGAGATGACCTCAAGATCGGACGCTACAACCGAGGAATTGTCCATGTATTTCTTCGACACACCCTTAGCAACAGCTTCGATTGTGTAGGTTGTTTCGGTTGATGTACCAGGATTATCAGCAGGGCCCGTGCCAGGTGTGATCGTGATAAGTTTAGCAGTACCCTGCTTAAACTCTTTCATCAAATCTTTGGTCAGTTGTTGCAGGTCATCATAGATGGTCACGTTCTCACCGATCCGCTCGAATAACCGTTGCGCGATGACCCGACACGAGGGTCGATCAGCACGTTCATCAGCGTGCCTATAATTGGCATCTGTAGCTGTATCTCAGAAGCATCGTTGGGAATGATGTATTCAACATCCACCGCTCCGTCTACCATCGCGCTCTTGTACTTGAGAGGCGTGTGGTCAACAGTGAGTGCGCCAGCAGTGGTGGCTTCCCTGAACGCCGCCTCATAGGTAGCGTAGAGCACTTGATCGGGGATCGCGCTCTCAGAGAATACATGTACAGGGTTGGTATTGGTCTGCGCAGCGGCTCTTGGCCATTTGCGCGTCTGGGTATAGCCGCCAACAGCGTAACCATACCATAGATGATCATATGCAGTGTCGAGCCATTCTGAAGCCACGAGCAATGCAGCAGTTATGATTGAATCGTCCCAATCAGAAGAAACGACACGACCTCTGGAAACATGATAGTCTCTGAATCCACTGGCCGTACCGTAGCTCATTAAACACCAGCCATTGTTTTCTTGGTATCTTCAACCAATTGTGCAAGAGCGTCATCTTTGATGTTCTTTGCGTATTGCACGCCTAAAGAATCGAGATATTCCTTCGCACCTTTACGGTCGAATGCGTCTGCTTCTTGAGCAGGTGCTTCAAAGAGCACATGAATCTTTGGGTCAAAGTCACTCTCATTGATTATGACAGGACCGTTAGTTGTCGAAATGACCACAGTTGGAAGAGAATCAGACATTATTTTTCCTTTTCATAAGAAAGAACAGGCGGGGTTTTCGCCCCGCCTGTTTCAGTCGATTAGCCGAGGAGGGTAGCAATGTGGTTCGTTTTAACAGCTTTAACGCCCCATGCCAAGCCTACTTCGTAGCGAATCTTACGGTATCCACCGTACATCCGAACTTCATAGGTCAAGCCAGAACGAGGATCAGTGATCATCATGCTGTCCATTGCGTTATCGCCTTCTTGTGGAAGAGCAGGAGCACGAGCAACCAAGTGCAAAGCATCCTTGGAGAATGCAATGTTGCGAGTAGCACTACCAACAACCGTAATCGCTACGGTGGAAGCTGCCAATGCTTTACGCAGACCAGGAGCAGCCAGAACAACTGTACCGCCTCCAGAAACGTCAGCATCACCCGTTACAACTTGGTAGATGTTAGTGTCACCAGCAAAGGTTATCAGATCGTTAGCCAAGATCGTACCTGTACCAGCAGAAGCCAAGGTAATGGTCGTTGCTCCAACAGCATAACCAGCGTTATTGGTGGTTGCAGAAGCCGCAGTACCCTTGGTGTGGGTTTGGATACCAGCAGATTCCTTGATCGAGAAACCACTCAAGTTCAACAACTCACCGTCACGCAGTGTCATCGCTGTACCTGCTTCATTGACCTTGGTCAATTGGGTCAGGGTACGCAATGATGCACCAGCAGCGGTATCGATGATGAGTGAGCGTTCGCTTGGGGGTGCGCCGTTGTCTGTCAAAATCTTACGCATTTGAGCAGCTTCACCAGTGTTCGTACCGAACGGGGTGGTTGCAGCCGTACCGTATGCGCGAGAAGCAGCAGCATAAGCTGCCGTTGCAAGATCAACTTCGATTTCATTGGTGAGCGTGCGAAGTGCTTGAGCAATGAGGTCGCCTTGTACCGTGAGGTAGCCTGGACCGTTGTTCAAACCCTTTTGTTCTTCACCTACGAAGCCAAACTCAACACATTTAGCCTTGGTGATCGCAATCTGACCATAACCAATCGTGCGATCAGTTGGTTCAGGAACAGTCATTGCAGGAGAAATGTTTGCCGAAGCCAGCGACGGAGCGACGGGATAGGTAACATATTCGTTGACAGCAGCGCGTTCAGCCGAAGCATTACGTGTAACAGAAGGAATGAAACCAACTGTTTCGCGTGAAACAACGTCTACCGCTGCAAAAAGATCGGGGATTAAACCAGTTAGGGTATTAGCCATGTTCGTAACCTTTCATATTGAAGGTGCGAACATTAAAAAGAACGCACCGATTGTTGACTTTTCAGGGCCATCCAGCCGGTGCGCTTCTTCTCATCCAAGAATTAGCAGATAGTAACGTATCATTATTCTATTACTCAGTCAACGGTAACATTTCACCGCCTTTAATTTTTGCGGCAATCTCAGCCTGTTTGTTCGGAGCCAACTTAGAGAACTCATCACGTCCCATAGCTCGATTGGGGCGACCGCCACCTGCTCCCTTGCTGCCACTGCCAGCTCCGGTATCGGCGCGCACCAAGGTATCCTTTTGAGGGTGTGATTCGACAAGAATTTGGAACGCCTCTTCAGGTGTTGCATGTTCCCCAGCTTTGATCTTGCTCAAGAGACGATTACCCGCCTTATCATAAGCAACGATCTGGCCATCTTCAACCTTGAAGTATTTGCTAAAGCTGTCCTTGAAGATGTCATGTGGTATTGCCACCGAATTACGAACAAAATCACTGTTCGAGAAGATACCATCGATCTGCATTGCGTCAATCTTGGCTTGAAGTTGGCTCAGTGAATTGGATTTTTCATTCAACTGCGTATTGAACTGATCAGTGATCTGCTTTTTAAGCTCATCAACCTTACCTGCATCGATCAACTGTTTGGCATCCAATTTACCAGCGATCTCAATTGATTTTCTAGCAAGGTCTGGGTCAATACCGTCAAATTGTTTCAACTTTGATTCGAGGCTTTCTTTCTCTTTACGGTGCGCCATCGCTTCACCGTTAAGCTTGGTAATCGTATCGGTCGAAACGACCATCTCACGACCCGATGAATCGATGAACACTGGATCGCCGTCTTTGAGGACGATTGCGCCAGATTCATCAGTTTTCCATGTTTTCATTTTAGTTTCCTTATGGTTGTTGAACTAGTGGACTGTCTGCCCCGTCCGAAGGGATTTCATCCAATTGACGTTTTTGTTCATCAACGAAATTGAACTCGGGAGAAAGCACTTTCCTCCGTTTCAATTCGCTCAAGAACGTCTCTTGTGAAATGTCGCCGCGCGCACGTGCTTTATCGAGTGCATCTAAATCTTTACCGTTATCCAAAACATTGTCGAACCCAGTGAACACGTTCACCTCTGGTTCGTAATCAATCTTCATCCATAACATTGTGATTCGCATTGCGTTCTCAAGTGTGTCTTTGAGACCCAACGCCCACGATGTCACCGCGCTCTTCGCTTTACCCGCAGCGATCGCCGTTGTCGTGTTGGTCAACTGGCTCGACAGTGCAGTGAGCGGCTGACGACCCAGTTCGCGCAAATCCTGTTTGGTTTTGTCGATGTTCTTCTGCAAAAACTCCATCGAGTTAGCATTGGGTTCAATGAACTTCCACTCACCATGCCCACCTGCGCCGTCTGGTACACCGTAGAGCACGCGCATTGGGCCCACTGCTACTTTCTCATCGGTTTTACCGTCTTGCGCTTTCTTCGGTTTCATCCCGTTCGCAGCAAGCATTGGATAACCGGCCATCGTCTTGATAAACTCCAAAGCCGATTCGTTTTGATAAAGTGTGATTTGCAAATCCGCAGCATCGCGCATCACAGGCATGAATTTATAACTCTTACCTTCCCTGCGCCCTGTGATAAATGGAACGACAGGAATAAGATTGACGCTCAGAACACCTTCTTGAATTTTAACAAACCCATCTTCAGGTTTCTTGGGTTGTTCGACCTTCTCATAAAGCGTCCATGTGATCGTATCACCTTCACGTTCAAAGACGCGAACGCAGTCGTTTTTATCAAGTGTCAACGATGGTTCAAATACTCTGAAATAGCTGATGACCTCTTTCGCACCGATCACCGCCGTGCGAACCTCCAAAACATTCTTCGCAAGAATGTGGCTCCAAAATGGTCGGATGTTGGCACGTTTGGCATCGGCCACCGTGACGATTGATACGTCTGGTGCAGGATAATCAATCAATACCCAATCGATCGCATTGTTAATGCCGTTGAAAAATGTTAACGCTGAGAACACAGAGATATTATTACCCGCTCCGTCCACGTCTTCGATAAACTCATGTACCTCGGTTGGTACGCTATCACCACCAATGACTGTAATTTCTTCCTCAAAGGGTTTGTACGCCAGACCCTCAAGCACGTCGCGGTAGATGTTGGTGAATTTGGCTAGGCTGAGGCGGAATTTATATTCTTCACCAGCCTCATCTGGGAACATCGGTAAGTATTGTTTAGACGCGCCCTTGATGCGATGTTGACCTTCAACAATGTCCTCAACTTTGTCCCAATATGGAACCATCGAATCGATGTCACTTGAACGGCGCATGAGTGGGTGAATATATGCACTAGTAGCCATAGGAACCTGTCTCCACTTGAGAGGAATTGATGTCCGCAGGATAATACATCATTACACCGCTATCAGCAAGGTTTGGTGATTTCGTACCTTTAGGTGTCTTTTCAATCAAGAGTTTCAACTTAGTCGATTTGCCGTGTGTGGGCTGTGCTAATTCTTGACATAACTGTTCAATCAAAGGCATGCGGCTGTCAAGTGAAATCAGCTCGTCAAAGGGGTAAATCTCACCAGCAGTGACCACTTTATGCACCTTGTAGAAGCGCGTGCGCAGCGACCACCATGCTTGCGCCTTGAAGTTCTCATAAAAGTCTTTGTTGAGAATGCTCTCACTGTCGTCGGGAATGATGCGGTCGTAGGGGCGAGTCACTGCTGCACCTGCGTTCCACGGTATGAAGGGGAGTCGCTCTTTGTCGATGAGTTTGTCGTCCACCAGCCGGTTATACTCTGATTTGACCCCTGACCCCACGCCGATGCAGTCATATTGGCACTCGATGATACCTTTGATGTCGCGGCACTCTGTGACGGCTTTGCGCGCAGTGACCCCTGTGTCGCGGCTGCCCCACTCCTCGCAGGTGCGCCATACGACCCACTCGCGCATGGCCAGTGCATTGCGGTCAATGCCGCCATCGGCCACGTCCAGCCCTGCCACCCACCGGCCACGGTTGACCTCGACCGCCTCTTTAAAGCCTGGGATGCGTAAATGTGCATCAATGGCCGAATGTATCCAGTCGAGCGGTATGACCGTGTTCTGAATGGCCGCAGAATAGTTGCGGTCCACCTCCTGCGCAAAGACGTGCGCCATACCCTCCCGCTCATATTTGGCCTTGCGCAGCTCATACCATTCTTGCGTCTTGAGCGGATGGTCGCGCCAGTCCATGACGAAGACCCGCACCTTGCCCTTGGGGAGCGGCACGCCGCGCTGCCACATGACACCGTTCTTGCGCCGCCGGTGGAACACGTTGCCCAACCCATTGACGGATGAGATGTCGATCTGCACGTTGGTGGTGTCGCCGAGCGCAGCCTCGATCAGCTCAGGCCGTTCATAGTGTGCGGCCTCATCCTTGAAAAAGCGGCTCTTACGACCCCCCCGCCCAATGTTGTCCCCAGCCTCGCCGGTGATGCTGGCTCCGTTCTCAGGGTTGATCAATTTCATAAATGTGGCGTGCCTTGACCAATTAAAGTCTTTGGGTAGCCAGAGCGGGGGGAGCCGTTTGAGAATGAGGCGCATCTTCTCGAAAATGCTGTCCGCATCGCCCAATTTGTCCACAAGCTGCTCCTTGCGCGACCCCCAGCCGGTTGCATCATTGGGTATGAACAGCCAACACCAGATGCTATAGGCACAGCAAGCCCATGTTGCACCCATGTCGCGGGTCTTCTCGTCCAACCCACTCTCCTGCTCAATGTCCAAGTCGCGCAGGAATTGAATAAACTCGACCTGCTTCTCAAAAAAGACAAAAGGTGTCCATTTATTCTTGTCGCGCCGTGGGTCATAGGTGTCCATCCAGTCCATAATGAACTCCGCCGGACGGGTGGAATAGTAAGTGCGCGCACTGGCCAACATGGTGGGGTCTGCCGTCATGCGGCTCAGTGTTGCGTGCCGCCACCGGTACACAGCGTCATAGTCGGGCGGCCACTCCGCATGGGACAAGCCTTTCGGCTTCCACATTTTGAGCGTGGGTCGGTCGTTGTCATTCCAGCCTAGGATTGGGTGCATTGTTCGAGCAATTCAAGGTAAGCTTTCTCCGGCACAGCCTCTAGTATCTTCTCCTTGGACTTCTCAGCCACATAATTGCGCAAAGGGGGCGGAGCGTCAGGTGATACGAGACCCATATAGTCGCCCAACGCCTTAAGTGATGGAAATTTATCGTGCATGACCACTTTGATCGCCATCCCATAACTGCCAGGCCTCGTCTCAATGGACTTGAGGGCTTGCATCTTATGTTTCGGTATCGATTTGAGGTCTTTGAGCGTCACTTCGCCGTAATGACCTGGTTCCAAAAAGTCTGAGATGGTACTGAATGCAATGTTAGCATGTTCATCAATGACCCGATCGGGACTTATGTCATAACTACGGGCAATCTCAGTGATCCGCTCGGTAATGGCGGCACGTAGGAGCGGCTTGTACAAAGCATCGCGTGACCGGCGTATGTACTCAGCGGGAATTGGTAATGTTATAGCGTTGGCGATCCGTTGGTTGGAACGCACTTGCTTTTCTACAGCATACTTAACGTATTCGTCAACGGCGGCTCGTTCCAGTGGTTCGAGCAGATCATAGGCTGTGGTCGGGACAAGGTTAGTCATAATTGTACGATAACAGAATGTGGTGAACTTGGTCAAGCGGGGTGGGAGCTGGGGCGTGTGGTAAATGTTTTTCACTTTTGCCAAAATTTGTCGGGTTGACCTCCCCCCACCGAAAACGTGGGGGAGGGGCCCCCCGCCCCACCCTAGCCACACGTACCAATATCCACCCAGCGGCTAACGTGGGCCGAATGTATAATGTTATACAATGTGGTTCATTGGCTCGCTGTTGATCACTGGCGGGTGTAATGTTATAGGACACTCATTCCTCGCGTCAACGTGTATAATGTTAGTAACTTGATTCACATGTAACTCTTATGTAAGATATAAGATGAAAAAAACGCACTCCCACAGAAAACATTTTATGTGGGGGTATTTATATAATTAATGACAACAAGTCTTACTCTAAAAGAACGTCGTTTTTTCATCTTATATCTTACATAAGAGTTAGCATCTACATTTTCTACATTTTATCTTTAGTTTTCAACACGTTACACATTTTCCACACGTTCCACACGAATCTAGTTGCTAACATTATTCATTTTCGCTAAAATCAACACAAAGGAGTCCAAAATGTGGAAAATCTACCAAATTAAAACCAATGACCAAACTTTCTACGCTGAGTGCCTGATTCACTCAGACACAATCAATTGCCGCAATCTAACGTTTCATGATTCACGTGAACCGATAGTTATTATGTGTTGTGAAACATATGAATTATTTCCAACGGCGGCGGCGGCATGTAAAGCGCATGGGATACAACCTAGCCGACTTAGCAATCATTTGAATGCACGGCCGGGCAATCGCGCCATTCGTGGCCGCTCTTATCAACGTGTCCCTTTGTCCCGTGTTGGCGGCGCGCAGGCCCTTGCAGCCGGCAAAGTGCAGGCGCCACATGCTTAAGATTATCCTTGAAACGATACCTGCCAGCGCGCCGGATATGTGGGTGGTTTACAAAGTGACTCAGCCGCCTAATCCTGAAGTGCTATTCATTGGCCTGTCGGAATTTCACAATGTCACGAAACTTTACCAATTGGCCGGCAATCCACTTTTCAATAAGTCCTTGCGGTATAGAATCGAATCACTTTCAACGCACGAATCACGCTGGCAAGCCCTCAATGCGCAGGGCGAGGCATGCCAAGCTAACGGCCACATGCCCATTTTTAACAAAGTGTTACATATGTCAAAAGGCGGCATTGTGCTGTGCAATGAGACTTTGGAGGTGTTCAAAACCGCACACGATTGTGCAATTGCCCATAATATAGCGCCTTCCCGCCTCAGCAATCACCTGAACAAACGCATTGGTTATAAAACTATTAACAAGAGGACATATCGGCGCGTCACACTCGAATCAATTGGCGGGGCCCGTGCGCTCATAGCGGGCAAAGCAATTGTTAACCCACTGTGACTCAAACGCAACACTTTAGCCCCTATCAATAAAATAATTCGCGCGATACGAAAATAATCCTTGCAAGATTCGCGCGATACGAATATAACATTATATATCAAGTCAATAAAACCAGGGAGAACAACATGACCGATTCAGAAAAAAAAGCCAAAGAGGCAGCAATTGCTCATTCAATAAAAATGGGCAATATGACAAAAGAGGAACGCGCGGCGTATCGCTTAGAATTAAAAAAACGCGGTCAAATCGCAGCACGTGAAGCTGCCGCGCAAACGCATATTGAATTTTACTCAACACCGCGCAGTTTTTATTAATTCAACACAGACAAGGAAAATAACACCATGCGCAACAGTGACCCACTTTTAAACACTAATCAGTGTTTAAAACTCTTAACCCTTATCCTCGCGCTCATTGCCCTCGGCATGGCGTGTGGATATTTAAACTAACGGAGAAGCACACCATGAAAAAAGTTAAACATATCATTTATAACCCCGCAAGCAATGGCGCGCGTTGGATTGAAAACGCGAGTCAAGGGTTAAGGATTAAAGGCTTTGCTGATACAATCTCAACACGTATCCGCCATAACGGTTGGTATGCTGATTATTTCCAAGACATAATTTATCGTGGCATTGTTTATCAATTACCCGCGCGCAATGGTGAACCACAATTTATTAGTGGATACGCTGATCCGTGCAACGATGATTGTGCTTTGTTAGACTTTTCCACAATTAACACGTGCGAGATTGCGGCGGCGTATCAA